CCACATATATCTTGGCGATGTCTAAGACTTGAGCATCTGTCTGAGGGATCATGTCTGTAATAGTTGTGCCATGAGGAAAGTACTTAGCCGATGATGTTGCATCTGTTGCAGTCTGCGCTGTGCCGCCTATGCGTGTCATGCTGGCTTGATTGACGATGAGCTTGTCATCGAAGGCGTACTTAAGGTCTGAGTAGGGGATGCCTGTAGTCTGATCGAACTCGATAGGTGCAGCAGCTAGAGATCCCACGACATCGGTGCGATCCTTAAACTCTGCTGTGCCATCTGTGCGGATAAAGAATGCGCCCTGCTCTGCGAACTCTGCCGCCTTAAGAGCTGCAAGGGATGTGCGTGATGTTGCTGGATCTGCCTGAACTGTCGTGCTGCCTGTGTCGGTGATACGCATCGATGTAGGAAATGAGACTTGATCGAGGATCTTAGTGATGCGCGTGCCAGTAGTCTGGCCAGCAGTTGCATCTGCAACAGTAGAGACGTTGGCCATCTGAAATAGTCTGAATGCATCCGAACAGATGATATCGACGTATCCGATCTCCTGCCCTGTTGGATAGTAATACTTATACGAATCGACATAACCTGAGAATAAGAAGTGCTGAGTAGTTGCAGTAGTGGCAGCGACGCGGATCTTACGGAGTGGGGTCAGATAGCCGAAATAGGGACTCGACGCATTCTGAGGGTTAAAGTAAGAGTCAGGGTCTAAGACTCGGACTGTGCAGTTGCCAGACTCGTAGGTGTCACGCATGATGTTACGGCCACGACTGATCTTGATTGATCGAGTGACATCGCTAAGATCGACTACTGGATCAGGGACTTCTGTAGAAGCGAATTGAGACACGCCGATCACGCCGTTAATAGGGTCGCCAATAGTAAAGGGATAACCGAATGTAGCACCTTGGCTAAAGTCGAACGATACCGAGATGGTTGCTGGAAGTGTCATTGTGTCGCTACTGCGCCCTTAAATCCTGATCGATTGATGCCTACGAAAGATCCTGATAAAGATGAATTAGTCTGCGAGCTAGTAATTACTGCGGCAAGATCTTCTTCGCCGACTTTAACTGAGACATACACGTCGCCTGATTCCGCCGCAGCTTGAGCCGCTTCCGCTTTTCTTTGTGCTTCCTGAGCCGCTAAAAGAGCATCAAGTAATTCTGATGTGGCATCTGTTGTCTGGGCTGGAATTGTCTGCGGTGCATTAATTATTGTTTCAGGTGATACCCCTAATGAAGCCGCAGTGTAGGCCAGAACGTCGGCAGGAATTGTCCAATTACGGAAAGGATTTGGAGCTTCTGGAGTAGCAAGAAGCGCAGCCTGTAAAAGAGCGTTGCGCTTGACTGCTGCATCTAACTCGGCTGCTAGTTTAGTTGCAGCCGCGTCATTCTTATCAAGAAGGGCAAGCTGTAGATTTAGAGAAAGTCGATCTGTCTCGCTGATCTTACCTTTGAGGGCAGCCATCAAGCCAATGCGTACTATGTCTAAAGTCTGCGTAGCCCTATCTAACGCCGCTTTTTTCTTCAGCTCTGTTATTGATTTTTTTTGTAATGCTAATAATTCTTTTTGACGCTTGAGTGCATCTGATTCAGCCTTTTTTAATTTATCTTGTTGCTCTTGCCAGACAGAGCCAGCCAGTACATTGGTACTTGTAAGAGGTACGGCTAAACGAGCGACGTCAAATATTTTTTTAACTTCTTCTGTTGATGCGCCTGTAAATAGCCCTTTAACTACTAAGATAAATCTAGACACTGATCCAACGGCATTTCCAATGGCTGTTGCAACGGAATCAATCTTGTTTATAAAGTCATTTGTATCGCTTGAATTAGTTACTGTAATCAAGGCGTCTATCAGGCTTTTACCAATAGTCTCGCTTGCTTCTCCAGCGGCTACGCTTAGCAGAGACATCTGGCCTGCATATGTTTCAAGCTGCGCGGCATTTGATCCGCCGAAGGTTTTATTTAATAGTTTCTGAATCTCTAGATAACTCGCAGATGTTAACTCTGTTTGAGTTAGACCTAGATTATACTTTCTTAAGCCTTTAGTCTGTCCTGTATATGCGCGGCCAATATCGGATGCGACTGTGGCCACGTCGATCCCTGTCGCAGCTGAGACGTCTAAAGATTGACTTAAAATCTTTTGAGACTCTGAGACTGATCCAGTTATCTGAAGAAGTGTCTGCATTGCTGGACGAAGCTGTGAATCTGTAACGCCCGACATGCGAGAAAGTTTGTCGATGTAATCCTCGATAGCAGGAGCCTCAAAGGCTATGCCTAGATTCTTTACTACTTGAGCTAAACGAGTCGCTTCTCTTTGATCTTCAAGAAATGCTTTAGCCGCTTGCTTGCCGAACTTTACAATGGCGGCAGCGCCAAGGCCAATGCCTGCTGCGCCCGCTAGTTTCTTGACGGATGACTGTAATCCTTTTACGCCTTTGTCAGCATCCTTGATACCTTTGTTATCAAAGATTGCGGCAATGCGAATTGCTAGACTTGTATTCGCTGACATTAGCGACCTCTATAATCTCTACTTGCGCCTTTAGTAACTGCTAAGGCTGTCCGCATTGACTTCTCAATAGCCTTTAGTACGGCTGCATTAGTCTTGCCTTGATCTTCTGCCCATGCTCTAAATAATAAACGGCCTTTAGTCTTACGGGTACGACGTCCTGCTGCGCTTCTTTGCTGGCTATCTACTAGCGGTGGCAATGCGTCGATGAATTGACGGCCTGCATTAGGGTTGGCAGATTTGTTAACTTTGCCAGAAGTGTCAACGTAGCTGCTAAACACTCCACGCGTTGATGCTTGAGTGGGCTGACCTTGAGGATTCTTGCGGCCTGCTGTCTCATAGATAGCGCCTGCGGCGGTCTTATTGAAGATAGTAGCGATCGATCTAAATCCACGCTTATTAGGCTTTGATGCAGCTGTACTATATCCAATGCCGCGCTTTACCTCACTGCTGCGAAAGACTCTATTCTCCCAGATACCGACAGCGTTACCCCATCCAGATAACGGTGCATCGCTAGGAACGAATCCTCTGGCTTTGACTGCCACTACCTTGAGAAGGTTTCTGATCTCCTTCTCAGTTTCTTTAGCCAGAGCAGGCTCGACTTTTCTAAGTGCCTTGCGGAGTTCAAGTGCGCCGCTTACTTCTGTAGGCATCCTGTTGCTCCTTCGCTCTGTCTTTCAATGCTTTCAGTAACATCTGGAGCATCGATGAATCTAAATCGATTAAAAGTTGTGGAGCGATAGCCGTCTCAATGCTCAAGCGAGCTATGAGATAGTGGATGCTATCGCTGCCTAGGCCAAAGGGTCAGACTCTGCAACCTCTACACTCTTAAGAGTTTCAAGGAAATCTGCGCCGAATGGCTTGACTGTGACTCCACTTAGTCGAAGGCCTTCCCATGCAAGCCAATAGACATCTGACTGCTTCTCATCATCGCGGAATGCTTTGTGAAATCCCTTTTTAGCATATAGCTCGAACGCGTACTCAAGTCGAGGAGTGATCTCGATCTCGGTGACGCTGTTGTCTGCCATCGTGACTATTAACTTTGCCATGCTGTGCCCCTTTGTTTAGTTAGTTTAGAATGTGCCTGTAGTGGCAACTGCAACAGTACCAGAAACATTGAAGGTGAGGCTCTGCATTGAGAGATCGCCTACTGCGCCATTGATGTCTGTTGTGTTATTGATCAAGCATGTCATTGTGTAAAGAGGGTTAGTCGCAGATACTGCGGTTCCCTTTTCCTGAAGTAGAACGATAGGGACATTAGTTCCCCATGCAGCTTGCAATGTCGCTAGGACGTTAGCTGCTGCTGTGTCGTTAAGGAAGTCAATAGTGACCGATGCGGCTTCTAGACCCTTTACATACTTATGGCCTGAGTCTCCCATTGCGGTTACTTCAAGCTCATCGAAGGTGCGATTAAGTGTTACAGCGGTAACGTGATCTGAAAGATCGACAGTATTAACCTTCACGCCGACCTTGTTGCTCATAAATACAGCCATGAGATTATTCCTCGTCTTTCTTAGTAGTTACTGGCTTAGGTGTTGATGGTGCTACCTGCCCGATCTTGATCAGGAAGGCTTCTTGCTCTTTTTCCCACTCGGACATTTTAGCTCCAACTCGTTAGGACTGAGATATTGATATTACATGTGAGTAAATCACCTGAAGCGGCATTGAGTACGGCTGGAGCCGAGACCTCTGTGACGTTGTAGGTGTATGAAGATGCCGCTAGCAAGTTAAACACTCGCACTACGTCATCCTCAATTCCGTTTAGATTGCCCTCGTTATCTAGAAGGGGAACCATGATTGAGATGGTGAAGTTAGCCATTGGTGAGATGGATGCATGCCATCCGTTAGATGGCGAGATGTAAGGATCAGAAGGGCTAATGATGACGCTGTTAGCGATGACAGTAGCAGGCGGGAATGAGAAGACTGAATACTTTGTGTTATCTGTAAGAGCTGCTGCGATACCTGCGCGAAGTGTTGAGATGGCGGCCATTAGCCCACCATTGATCGCGGATCAAGATATGGAGCGAGCAATCCACGAACGCGAGCCAGAAGGGTATTGCCCATGCGATAAGGAGATGGCGCGTAGCCGTCTATGCTAACGCCGCCAGATGAAGGTGCTTGGCGAGACTGCCAAATGTCGATCGAGATCATG